TACAAAGATAGGTATTTTAGATTATTTTAAAAGAAGAAATGGTTTAAGATTTTTAAAAGAAAAACCAGAGTCAGCACATAATCCTGGGACTAAAACTAGAAACAGGTATGGTGTGCATATGAATAAACAAGTAAAGTCATTGTTAGAAGACTTGATAGATGACTATATAAGGGAGCACGCAGATGATATATGGTTTTTAGATTTGATTGATGAACTAGCAAATTATGGATTAAGAAATACAGATAGAGCTATGGCTTTTGGTATTTGTTTAATTCACAATATAGATAACTATAGGGTTCAGGCAAGTAGAAAAGAAGAAGAAATAGTTGATATAGGATTTAATTATTATAAATTGAACAGCAGGGGCATACCTGTTAAAATATAAAAAATATGGCAAGTAAAGTAAGTGGATTTCCTTCAATGGTACTTAAGGAAAGTGAAAAAACAGATGAATGGTGTAATTCTGTAGTTGACGCAATAGTTAGCTATATGTCATACCAAAATTCATCTTTTAAAAATAACAGACATGCAGACATTACTAATTATAATATATATAATGGTAATCTTCATTCTGATGACTTCAAATATATTACCGAGCAATATGGAATGGCATATCCAGCTAGACTTGTTAATTATCCTATAATTCAACCAAAGATAGATTTACTTGTTGGTGAAGAACTTCGTAGACCTACAGATTTAAAAGTAGCAACTGTAAACAAAGAAGCTATACTTAGAAAAGAAGATAAAAAAGTAGGATTAATTATGCGAAGTATTCTTGATGACATACATTCAGAATTTGAAAAAGAAGAAGGTTTTAAAATAGAAATGGAAGGTGATGGTATGCCTTTACCAGAAGATATAGATTTGTATATGAGATACAATTATAAAGAAATGGTAGAGGAAACTGCACAAGATGGATTAGAATATTTAGTAAATAGATATAATTATAAAGATTTATTTAAAGAAGGGTTTAGAGATTTACTTGTTACGGGTAAAGAATTTTTCAAAGTAGATATTATGGACAGAGACCCACAAGTAAGAAGAATTGACCCAAGAGCAATAGTATATGATATAGGCATGAACTCTGATTATTTAGATGATGCAACATGGGTAGGAGAAGAAAGATGGTTATCATTAAATGAAATAATAGACGAATATAGAGATGAGTTAGATGATGAAGATGTAAATATAATAGCAGAAATGTCACGTGTATATAGCCATGACCAATTAGCAAACTATAACTCTAATATTGATTGGGTAAATATGTATGAAGATTCTGAAAACAGAATTAGAGTAATATCATGTGAGTGGAAATCTGTTAGGTCTTTACGTTTTAAAATATCTGAAAACAAATATGACCCAAGCAGACCATTTAAAAAATTGGTGGATGATAATTATAAACCAAGAAAAAATGAAGTAATAGAAACAAGATACGTAGATGATATATGGGAAGCTACAAAAATAGGAGGAAGAATATTAGTAAGGGCACAACGTAGACCAAATCAAGTACGTAGTGTAGATGACGCTGGTAGCACAAGCCTATCATACATAGGTGTAGTTAGAAACAATACAACTGGACGTTCTTTGTCTATGGTGGATTTATTAAAGAATGTACAGATGTTATACAATATAGTTATGTATCATATTGAACTTGCTATGGCTCGTTCTGGTGGTAAAGCTGTAGTGTATGACACTTCACAATTACCTACTAACTTAGGTATGGATATGCAAACAGTATTGTACCATTTAAAAACAGATGGTATTATACCTATTAACTCAAAAGAAGAAGGAGGTCAAATGGCTAACTTTAATCAATTCCAACAAATTGATTTTACATTATCACAATCTGTACAGCAGCTTATAAACTTAAAACTTATGTTAGAACAAACTGCTGGTAATATATCAGGAGTTAGCCCACAAAGAGAGGGTGCTGTAGGTCAGTACGAATATGTAGGAAATGTACAAAGAAGTGTAGTCCAATCAGCAACTATAACTGAAAGTTGGTTTTATTCACATATACAATGTAAAAAAAGAATATATGAAAGATTATGTAATTTAATGAAGTTATCGTGGGCAGGTGGTAAAAAAGGAGCTGTTATATTAGGTGATGGCGCATATAAATTCCTAAATGTAATGCCAGATATTGCATTACAAGATTTTGGCGTTTATGTAGGAGATAGCGGTAAAGACGATTCAATGCGTCAGGCAGTACAACAATTATCACAAGCTGCACTACAGTCTGGACAAATAAGTTTGTTAGATGTTATTAAAGTAATGAAAGCTGATACAATGACAGAAGCAGAGCATGTTCTTGAAAGAGGTATGGATGAAATGAAAAAACAAATGGAATTACAAAAACAACAAGAACAAGAAATGTTACAAGCTCAGGCACAGGCTGCAATGCAAGAAAAAGAAGTTGATGCACAAATAAAACAAATGGATAATGAAGCAAGTATAGAAGTTGCTAAAATTGGAGCACAAGCTAGAGTTCAAGTAGCAGAAATAGCTTCGGATGATAAAAGAGATATTACAGATTTAAAAGAAAGAGTATCTATGGATAAAGAAGTTCTTAAAAATATGTTAGCCAAAGGAGATAAAGATACACCAGTGACTACTCCTGAAGGAGATGCATCTGAAGAACAAATGAATCAAGCAGCGCAAACAATTCTAGAATCGTAAAAAATATATTATATTTGCAAATTAGGGACTAAAAATAATTAAACAATGGCAGAAGAAAAATCAAAATTAGTAGAAGAAGTACAATCTACAACAGAAGAAGTACAAGAAACAGCATTTGACCCATCTGCATTTTCGGCAGAAGGACCTGTAGAAACTACAGAAGAAACAACTGAAACACCAGAAGCTAAAGAAGAAAGTGAAGTGGAAGATGTTGTTGAAGATGTAAAAGGTTTGGAAGAAAAAGCAGCAGAACAACCAGAACAAGAAGATGGTTTTAGTTGGGATTCAATAGAAACAGAAAAAGCTGAAGAACCAAAAGCTCAAGAAGAAGATGTTGATTGGGATGCAGAATTAACAGAACAACCTGAAAAAGAAGAACAACCTGATATAGATTGGAAAGCAGTAGCTAAAAGCTTAGGTTTAGACGAAAACACATCAGTTGATGATATAAAACAAAAACTACAACCACAAGAAAAAACAGAAGAAAAAGTTGTAGAGCCACAAATAAATGATAATACAACAAGACTTAATGAGTTTTTAAAATTATCAGATAAAGAACTATTAGCAGAAGAAATGAAAGCTGATGGTATGGCAGAAGATAAGATTGAAGAAGCCTTAGATAAAATGGAAGACTCAGGATTATTAGTAAGGGAAGCACATAGAATTAGAAGACAGTTACAATCAGCTATTAAACAAGAAAAACAACAAGCAGAAATTCAAGCAGTTGAAGCAGAAAAAATGCAAAAACAAAAAGCTGAAACTAACAGAAAAGAACTTCAAACATATATCAAAACAATGGAAGACTTTATGGGCGGAAAAGTAAATAATAAAGACAAGCAAGAAGCATACAAGTATATTGTATCTGGTAATATGCAACAAGACATATGGAAATCTCATACCAATGCGTCTGAGGTAGCAATGTTTTTGCTATTCAAAGATAAATTTGCAAAGATACTTCGCGCACAGGGGTTAGAGGATGGCAAAGCCAGTATCCTAAATAAAATAACCTCTCCAAGTCTTAAAGGGAAATCTAAACCGACTTATGAAAAGAAAGATAGTTCGGTATTTGACCCTGCCGCGTTTATGAGAGAATAAATTTAATAACAATAAAGCAATGCTAGGATTTGTATTATAAAATTTATTTAATCTAATTAAAATAATGTATAATTAAATAAATAAAAAAAAATGGCTAAAGTATATACGGGTACGTTCGGAAGTGGAACGTCTCCAGAAAACTCGCTGAATACTGCCCTTTTGCAATACCCAGAGATTGCAAGAACTTTAATTCAGCAATATCCTAGATACTCTGCTACATTCCTATTAGAAAGAACTGGAAGATTTGCAAAAGAAAAAGTATTAGGAGATAACTCTTTTGAGTGGAAAGTAATGGGAAGATATAATACTCCTTCTTATTCTAATGGATGGCTTTCAACTGATGGTGTAACATTTGCAGGTTCAACTGCTAATTCAGGAGCATCGGCTGCTACAGCAGGAAACTATGATAACATGGATGCTGATGGTGATGTATTCTACATGTCTTTTGATGGACAAACTTCAGGAAGAACTAGTGATTTCTTGAATAAATACGATATGGTTAGATTCCAATCAGGAGCTACTGCATTAGTATTAGAAGACCCAGTTGCTGATGTAACAAGAGCAGCTGCTAACGGTGGTACTGCTACAACATCTTCTGATTCTGTAGTTAAATTTGAAATGATTGATGGTACATCTAATCCTTTATTAACGTCAGATGTTGCTGATGAAGCTATCGTTGCATCTATTGGTTCTGCATTCCCTAACGGGTCTTCAGGAAGTGATGTGGGTGAAAATTATGTATATCCATCTACGCATGTTAATTACTTGACTACAATGCGTAAAAAAGTATCTGTAACAGGAAAAGACATTACAGATGTAACATGGATTGAAAATAATGGACACAGACTATGGTACTTTACTAAAGAACAAATGATGATGGATGAGTACATGTATCAGCAAGAACTACAAAGATGGTATGGTAGAACTTCTGTTACAGATACTACAATTCAAAGACCAAGCGCATATACTACTTCTTCATTAGGATTAGGAAGCGGTGGACAGCAAAATTCTATTGTTACTGGTGATGGTTTGTTAGCTCAAATTGATTCTTCAAATCAAGCTACTTATTCAATGGGTGCTTTAACTGAAGACATTATTACTGAGTTCTTAGCTAAATTATCTTTAAATGCTACTAATGCTGAAGGTAATGAGTATGTAGTAATGACTGGTACTGAAGGAAGATTAGCTTTCCACAGAGCAATGAAAGATTTATTAATTGCTCCATCTGGAAGTTTTACTGGTGGTTCTATGTCTGGTGTAAATGGAAATGTTGAGTTAGGTGCTAATTTTACATCTTACACAGCGTTAGGTAACAAATTAACTATGGCTTACTGTCCAGTATTTGATGACCCTAATTTACATTCAGCTTCAGGCGGTACTAATGGATTTGGTGATGTAAGATTGAAAGAATCAGCTAAAATGGTATTTCTAGATTTTGGGAAAACTAGTGGCGTTTCTAATATTGAGCTTATCACTAAAGGTGCTGAGAACGTAAATAGAAGCTTCATTAAGAAATATGTAGCTGGAATGATTAACCCATATGACCAAAAGTCTATGATGGCTGCTAACGCAGATGACAAATTTGAAGCACACTTGCTTTCTGAATCTGGAATCATTGTTAGAAATCCATTGTCTTGTGGTATATTGAGTGCATCGTAATTATTAACCCTTTAAATAAATAAAAATGAAATTTATAAAATTCCAAGACGTTGCAACTAGTGCAAACACTGCTAACGTTGTAAATTATATTGAAGCTGGTGAAATAAAATACGTTTCTACTACTTCTACTACTGTGATTTTTCACACTTTAGGAGCTGGAGTAAATTCTGCATTAGATACTACTACTATCACTTGTGCATCTGGTGAGTCTATTAGACTTGCTGATATGTTAATGACGCAAATTGCTAGAGCATCAAGAGGTACTATTTTGACTGTTGACAAAGATTCAGGTCATGCTGATGCTGCAATAAGCGATATTTCATACGCTGCTGTATAATAATAATTAATTGGTATTTGTGAATAGATAGCCTATGCGCATGAATACCTTAGTAAATAACTTTAAAATAAATAAAAATGGCTTTAAAATTTAGTTTTAATAAATTTAGAAGTTCTGTAAAGGGCTTCTTGTCGGGAACGGATGAAGCTGGTGGTTCTTTAACTGCTGGTGAAAATGCATTATTTGTTCCTGTAATGCGTTCTGCATATATTGTAGAAAATATAACGGAAGCAGTAACGTTAACTAACGAAGATTGCGGTAAAATCTTTATGCTAGATTCAGCTGGTGGTGCGTATACAATTACGTTACCTGTAGCTGCTAATTTAGAATCAGGATGGAATTGTAAGTTTGTTACTAAAGAGGACACTCCAACTAATGATATTACTATCGCTGCTGGAAGTGCAATTATAGACTTTGTACAGAAAGACGCTGCAGGTGATGCTGGAGCTTCTACTGCTGGTACAGCTGTAAGCAACATTCTTGTTGAGGCTGCATCTAAACAAGGTGACTATATAAGTATCTTTACTGACGGAACTTCATACTATGCTCACGGGCTTAGTGGTGTTGCGACAGGACATACTACATCGTAATAACAATTTGAATTATGGGAGGGCTTTATGCTCTCCCAAAATTCTTTATATTTGTAATATGAATTTTGCACAATATTTAAGAAGCATTGCTAAAGACCCAAAAGAATGGGACAAAAAACAAGAAGAAGGCGCAAATAAAAATAAAGTGCGTTTTAATATTGGTGGACAGTCTGGATTTAAATGGCGTAAACATTCACAAAACAAAACATGGATAGAAAACGGAAACCTTATAAAAGAAAGTAAAGGAAAAAGAATTAAATAACAGGGAACTTAAAAAATAAAAAAATGAAAAAACATATAGTATTAGTAAAAGCAAGAAATGTAGAAAAATTTAATTACGTAAAATTTGGTAATTATAAAGATGGAAAAGGAAAAAATAGAATATTAATAGACCCAAATGGTGAAGAAGTACCAGGATATGAAATGTTTAATGCAGTAAAATCATTAGATATTAATGATGAAGATGATAAAAGAATATATGAATTTTTAAAAGACCATCCATTAATTAAAGGTAGTGGAAAATTTGTAATTCAAGACATGAGAGCAGAACAAGAAAAAGCTGCTGAAGATTCTATTGAGTCTGCAAAAGCTATTACAACTGCTTCACAACTTAATATTAATGAATTAAAAAACTTATCTGTATTAATGGGGCTGTCACCTAATCTAGATGATATGATGCTAAAAGCAAAAATAATACAATTTGCAAGTGACAATGCTACAAAGTTTTTAGCTACTCTTAATGATGTAGATAAAGAACATAGAGTATTTTTAAAACAAGCATTAGATAAACAAGCCTTAACAAAAGTAAATGGTGTATGGAAACATGGTTCAAATAATATTGGATTAACTGATGACCAAGCCATTGTATGGTTAAAAGAAAATGCTGATATATATGCAATGATAAAACATCAAATGCGTACAGGTGAAGTAGAACCAGTAGAACAAAAAAAAGAAAAAATAGAAGTATCTACAAATTCTTCTACACCACAAGGCCTTAAAGAATTAATGGAATAAATGACATCAACTGAAGCGCTAGCATATTTAGATTTATTATTAGATAAGGCTGACCAACCTTATTTTATAGACTCTGAAAAAGAAAAGTTTATAAACTTAGCTATAACAGAATTTATTAATAAATATTATAATAAATTTGAATTAAATGGAGAATCAAAAACAGCATTGAATGGTTTATATAGAATATCTGTACAAGATGCTGCAAATATAACAACTTGGAATATACCAAATAGATTTGATATACCTGATGCTTCGTTTATGTATCCTATAGCAGTAAAAGTAGATGATAACGAAGCTGAATTTAAAGGATATAAAGAATATGTTGAAGACTTATCTACTAGCGACCCATTTAATAAAAGCAACCAAGACTACCCTTCGTATGTTGTAAGCAATAGAGGTATTAATACGAATCCAGCACCAAGTATATATTTTAGATTAGTATATTTATTTAGACCTACAATTACAGAAGCTTTTGATGATGATAAATTATTAGAAAATTATCAAATAGAAGTATTAAATATAGCTTCAAGAAAAATGTTTGCAAACATAGAAAGTCAAAGCTATGAAGTGCAATCTATAGAAACTGAGCGAGGTATAAATCAATAAAGATTTTAGCTCCCTGCTGCATTGATAGCCTAATGTGTATATTTACGCAGAGGGCTATCTTTGTTATTAGAGAAAAAAACACTAAATTTGTAATAATTTAAGAATACCTATGGCTACATTAAACGAAATAGCATACAATATAAAAAACTTAGCTTATAATGGTGATACTAATGAAGAAGAAAATATAGGTATTAGACAAATAAAATTTTGGATACATTATCATAGAGCTAAAATTTTAAAAGAATTAGAAAGAGAAGGAAAAGGTATTCCTGAAGAATGTTTACAACATTATAAATTTAATTCAGATAATCTACTCTTTTATATTACAGGAACTTCACAAGCTACTGCATTAAAAACATATATAGATGGTTTGCCTGGTTCATCAGAGTCAAGACTTGTAGCAATTTCCCCAAGATTATTAATTTTAGCTGGAGCAGGAGGAGATTTAATGCCTAATAATTATTATTATGGAAATGATTTTTATTCAGAAGACAGAGGAGGTCAACAAGACGAAATAGGATATATGCCTTTGGTTTTACCTGAAATTTTAAATATATCAGGATATGGTGTAAAAAATTTAGTAGTAAGAAGAAATAATGTTAATGGTGCTATACCCGTACACAATGTTTATGAAATAGATGTGCCTATAATTAGTAAAACTTCAAACAGAAGAAAAAGATATGATAGGTTTGGTAAAAAAAGTATTACAGCAAATATAGAAAATTATTATACAGGAGCAAGCAATGCAAACTCAACAATATCTAATCCATTATCAAATGCAACATCTTCACAAAAACAACTAATATTTATAAGAAATTTACAGTCTATGTTAAGACAATCTAGTAGGCAAGATGATATAGGAAGTCCAATATTTTATAGAGTATCAGCTCATTTATTACTTGCTAATCCTACACAAGATAAAAACTGGATAGATGATAATGATGTATATCCGTTTCCAGACTATTTAGTTAATGATTTAACAAGAGCAGTTATGCAAGAAATGCAAATAGCATTAAACACACAACCAGATATGGTAGCAGATGGATATGATACAACAAGAGCGCAAGTTCAGCAGAGAGCACAAAGATAAATATATATCAACTAGAGATATATATAAGAATATAAAAAAAGAGCTTAGAGTAAATACTAAGTGGAGCAGAAGAAAAAAAGAATATAGAACAAAAGAGTTAGATTATTCTACATTTTATTCTATAATTAAAAGGTTCTTAGAAATATTAATAAGAGACTTAACTGAAAGGTTTGAACTAATACATTTGCCTGAAAATTTAGGATATTTGTATATAGATAAAAAAGAACATAAAAGACCTTTTCATATAAGAGTTGATATAAAAGAATCAGATAAGTTAGGTAAAATAATAAAATATAAAGTACCTATATTAGATGATTACTATTATAAGTTAGTATGGAAAAGACCAAAAAAATTTGCTAGATGTAAAATTATGCCTTTAGCAAAATTTAAAAATAAAATTAATAAATTAAAAAAATAAAATTATGGC